TCTCGGTCCTAGCCGTCTCGCGCGCGGACGATGCCGCGATGCAGCTCACGGACTACGTGCATCGGCGCTACCGGATGCTCCCGGAGCCGCCGAAGACGGTCAAGAGCACTGACCACAAGCTCGCGCTTGAGAACGGCTCTAGCTTCACAAGCATCGCGAGCGGGGACAACGCGCCCAGGTCGTACCACGTCAACATGATGATCGAGGATGAAGCGGCCTTCGTGGCGCACGCTGTCTACATGGCGGCCCGCCCGACCGTGCGGGCCAAGCGCGGGAGCTACATCATCCTGAGCACGCCGAAGGGCAAGGCTGGACACTTCTACGAAATCGTTTGCAACCAGACCGGCTGGACCAAGTTCTTCGTGCCGTGGACCAAGACGAAGCGCTTCACTCCCGAGGACATCGAGAAGATTCAGCGCGAACGCGTCGAGATGGGTGAGGACTGGTTTCGGCAGGAGTACGAGTGCGAGTTCTTGCAGACATCGGGCCAGATGATCGCGGAGAGCCAGATCGAGGCGGCGCGGGGGGATGTGAAGATGGATGACAACTCGGACGTGGTGTGGTAGGGCTTGCCCAAGGGCTGGACCCAGCACGCTCGGCTGGGTGGCAACGTGCCGATCGCTCGCTCGGCGCCCGGCCCGCTTAAGGAACCGATGACCGAAGCCGACAAGCAGAAGCTGGTCACGCAGTTCGACGAGATGGCGGCGTTCGCGGCCCAGATCAGCATCCCGGTCGCGCACGGGCTGCGGCTCGGCTGGTTGATTCAACAGCTCGGCGCGACCATCCAGGCAATCAAACCAGAGCGGCCCACGTTGGCTGCCGTACCGGAGGCAAGCTGATGCTGACGTGGTCTTGCGACAACTTCGCGACGTGCGGAACTCCGCCTGTCACGAGCGATGGTCTGCCGCCCGGCTGGTCGGACAACGTGATCCAGGGCCAGCGGACGATCCTCTGCCAGGTCGATACGCCGCAGATCCTCACGGCGTTCCCGAGCACTCCGATTGCCGTCTCGGCTGCCGCTGCTGCCGCTGCGGTCAACCAGGCCCAGGTGCAAGGTGGCTGACCGCGCGCCCCGCTACGTCTCGATGTACTGGGTGCTGGGTGCCGAGCGCGTGAGCCAGGCCGTGCCGGCTGGTCCGTCAGATGCTCAGTTCGTGCTCGAGCTGGCGAACGAGTTCGAGGTGGCCAGGATGGAGAACGCATTCCTCTGGGTCGAGGCCTCCGACTGGGACCGGCTGCTGCGGCTGGTTCCGGAGGAGCTGAGGACCGCCAGAGCGCCGCCGACCATGGACGCCATGGAGAAGGCGCGCAAGAAGCTGGAGCTGAAGACGCCAATGGTGATGCGCGGCGCTGGCTTGACCGAGGACGTGACCGAGAAGCTGCGTCAGGACGGGGCTGGCGAGCCGTCGACCAAGGCGCCCAAGCCGGTGTTGCAGTGAGCGATCGGGCCGTGCTGGACTCTGGGTTTGCATTGCACGTCTATCCGAGCGACCCGCCGCGCTCTGCCCTACCGGAGACGCCAGCGGGTCGGCTCGACATGGTCATGGAGCTTTGGAAGGGTCGCGAGATCTGGTGCTCTTGCTGCGAAGAGTTTCACAGGGAAGGCGGGGGGCTGATTGACGACGATGAAGCCCGCAGACTCCTGGAGATGTCGTGACCTGGACCCTCATCATCGACGAGTACGAGGGCAAGCCCGACGGCACAACCTTCGAGGCCGAGAGCTTCGCTGAGATCGAGGGCCTCATCCGGACCATGACCGGCAACAGCGACACAGGGCACCGCCGGGCCATCACCGCGCACGTCATGCAGGGCGACCGGAAGTGGTTCGAGGTGCGCTGGGCCGAGATGACCAAGTCGCACTGGTTCAAGTATTGTCCGCCGGAGCGTGCTGGTGCTAGATAGCTCCAGTCTCCGGCGCGGCATGCTCTGGACCTGGCGCACCGCCGACGGCAAGCTCCAGGTCCGCGAGGCCGGCGGCGACTGGACCGACGTGGGCGTGCCCGGAGACCTGCGCGCGCTGTTCGCGTTCTTCGATCTCGAGATGCCACCGCAGCCGATGTGGATGCCGTGGCATCCGATTCGCGACTGGTGGCTACGGCGCCGTGCCAAGCAGTGGTATCGCGGCTGGTACGAGACCAAGCACCGACTGGAGCTGGAGCAGAAGCGCAAGCTGAGGCTGGCTCAGCTCAAAGACCTGTATGTGAGGAAGACGCCATGAGTGAGTTCGAGACGAGCGGCAATATCGCCATGGCCCAGACCAACGAGCAGCGCCCGTGGTCTGATGCCAACGTGACTCCCGACATCTGGCGCCTCTATGCCCTTCGCCTCGGCCGCGACACCTATCCAGGCGGTGGCAAACTCATGTTCGAGGGCAGCTTCAAGGACGCGCATGACTTCCTGGACTTCCTCGAGAGGATGCCGATGAACACGCCCGGCATGGAGGCGATCAAGAAGATCCAGAACCCGCAGCCGTACATCGTGCGCGTGGTCGGGCCGCTCGTGACCGTGAAGCTGGGGAACGAGAAGACGTGCTTGAACCTGTCGTTCAATGGGGAGAAGTGATGATCGTGCGCAAGACCGATGGCAGCCTTGGTTACTGCGGCAATGAGCAGATCAAACGGACGAACGATGCGATCAATCTGCTGCTCGATGGGCAAGCCATCACCGAGAAGCCGACCCAGGTGGATCCGCTGCCGGATTACTGCATTGGGGGGCTTCGTCGCATCGCTGGCTCGAACACCTGGTTCTGCCCCAGATGCGGATTGCGCTTCGTGGCCGAGGACCCCAAGGAACTCGAAGGCGAAGGCATTTGCTGTGGGCCGATGAGCGGGGCAATCACTCGCGGTATTCCGGGCGTCAACGAGGGCAAGCCATTCAGCGACAGAGGGATCACGCTTGTCCCCTAAGTGGCACGCCCGTGACGTGCACTGCCCGAAGAACGTGCTGCGCGTCAACGAGGGGGTGAGATGGCTAGTGCCGTGCAAGTTTGCAGCAGGTCACAGAGGCGAACACCAACCAGAGGAGACGCAAGATGAACAAGGGACAGCAGTTGCCAGTTGGACACGGGACGGGGAGCAGGTACGAGCGGGGCCTTCAGAAGGCGGAGGACTACATCGAGGCCCTGCCGGAGCACCCGACGGAGGCGCAGAAGAAAGCCTATGCTGATCACGTCGAGCGCTGGAATCGGCCGCAGGAGCGAGTCCAGAAGGGCGAGCTGGCGGGATCGGACTACCGCGTGAAGATCATCTACGAGAACAATGGCGCGCTGGTGCAGTTGCCTGCCGGGAAGTAGTGGATAACTCCGCACTCGGCGTCGACCTCGGCGAGACGCACGACCCGACCGCGCTGGTCGCCCTGCGTCAGGTCGGGGACGAGTTCCATGCCACGCACCTGGAGCGGCTCAAGCTCAACACGAGCTATGAGCGCGTCACACAGGGCGTGGTCCAGCTCATGGAGAAGCCCTGGTATGTCGACACGGCGCTGGTGGTGGATGCTACGGGCGTGGGAAGGCCGGTTGTGGAACGCATGGAGGACGTGGGGCTCAACCCGATCCCGGTCGTGATCACGGGCGGGGTCAACGAGATCCACGAGCCGGGCGACTGGTCCTGGCGTGTGCCGCGCAAGACGTTGCTCACGATCGTGCAGATCCTGTTTATGCGCGGCCAGATCAAGCTACCGGCTGGCCACAAGCTGACGGCCGAGCTTGAGCACGAGATCCGCAACGTCAAGCGGCGCGCGAAGGCAGGCACGAACGAGGCCACCGAGATCGGGCGCGAGACCGAGCACGATGACATCTTCTTCGCGCTGTGTTTAGCTGCCTGGCAGGTGACCAAGTATTACCAGCCGGTCCAACAGACGCTGGCGAAGACGCTTGAGCGCAGCACATGGCTCCTGGACCAGCAGAAGCGGGACTATGAGGAGATGCAGCGCCGCATGAGCCAGAACCCCGAAGAGATCGAGGTCGACGACTGGCTCCAGAGCGCGGAGCGTGGGGTTGAGGCATGGTAGGCGCCGCCGCCACCGTCAACGAGCTGCTGACCGTCACCGCGCGTCACGGCCTAGTCCCGGCCGAGATCCGCCTGGCTGACGGGACGCACCTGCTGCTGGCGCCCAAGGACGCGCCCATGCCGCCCGAGGATCCGAAGGCGCCCAGGGAACTGCCAGACGAGTTCGATGACCTGCCGGTGCCTGACGGCCTGCCGCCGAACTGGAAGGACCCGCGCGACGGACGCGACACCGAAGACAACCGCAAGAGGTCCGAGGCTGCGCAGGCTGAGGCTGACAGGCTGGTGTTAGGCGAAGCGATCCCGGAGGAGAAGTGATGTCCGGTAGCTCAGCGGTAGAGCGCCCGCCTGTTAAGCGGGTGGTCGCTGGTTCGAATCCAGCCTGGACAGCGAACCGGATGAGATGCCCCAACGGCGGGGCAGCGGACTGTAAATCCGTGGCCTCCGGGCACGGCAGGTTCGATCCCTGCCTCATCCACCGACAAGAGGAGGCCACGGGTGGTGACACGAACCCGCCGACCCAGTAAGCGACCCCAGATTGATACGCCCTGGTGGGCGATGGCTGAAAAGGACGCAGGTCCAGCCATGATAGACCAGGTAGCATCAATCCAGGGCCAGCAGGGAGGCATCAGATCGCGCAACTTCAGGGCCGCGAAGCTCTACGGTGGCCACGGCTTTATCAGCGCTGGCCGATTCAGCCCTGCCCTTGGGAACGCGGGCGTAAACTCGGGCTACTTCGGCAGCTACACGAGCCCGCGCTACAACCTGATCTACTCGATGGTGAACACGGTTCTCGCGCGCCTGATAGCCCCAGGCTTGCCGGGCGTGCGAATACTGACGAACGAGGCCGATTGGCCGTTGCAGGAGCGCGCGCAGCTGCTGGAGCGCTGGATCGAGGGAATATTCTACCAGTGCGACACCGACGAGCAGGCGATAAAGGCGCTCAAGGACTGCTTGGTGTTCGGGACCGGGTTCGTCAAGGCGTACACGGACAACGACGGCCGGATCGTCAATGAGCGCATCTTCCCGGAGTCGCTCTGGACCGAGATATTCGACGGCAAGGACGAGCGGCCGCGCACATACTACTACAACGACATCATCGACCGCGAGGTGCTGATTGACCGCTACCCGGACTCCGAGAAAGAGATCCTCGAAGCGCAGACCTTCGCGCAAGAAGGCTACGACGGCGACCGCGCCGGCAGCAGGCAGGTCGCCTGGTACGAAGCCTGGCACTTGCCGACCAGCGAGAAGCGAGGAGACGGTCTCTACCTCGCGGCGATCCCGGGCAAGGTCCTCGAGGCGCGAGAGTGGAAGCGCCGCAAACCTCCGATCGCTGCAATCAAGTTCGACCAGCTACTTAGCGGATACCTTGGTCGCGGCATGGCTGAGTTACTCTACCCACACCAAGCAGCACTGTCCGCTATTCAGCGTGCAGAGTACTACGCGTGGTCTCAGGTGGCGCTGCCTCGGCTGTGGATCAACATTCGAAGCAAGATCAACGAAATCCACATGATGTCGAGCCGCTCAAGCGGCATCATGCGCGGCGTCGGTGACCCGCCGACGGTGCTGAACTGGAGCGCCACGCATCCGGCGTTCGTCGAGTACAAGGACTGGGTGATCTCGAGCGCGCACGAGTTCATGGGCATCTCGCAGATGTCGGCCAGCGGAATGAAGCCGGCGGGCCTGAACTCCGGAGCCGCTCAGCGCGAGTATATGGATATCCAGGTCGAGCGGTTTGCAGTGCTCAGCCACAAGTGGGAGAAGTTCTTCACCGACATCGCGACGATCGACATTGACGAGGCCAGCGACTCCTACGGCGACGATGAGAAGGCCGGCGAGACTGCCATGCGCGCGCAGGATGGCTTCACGAAAACGATCAAGTGGTCGCAGGCGAAGATGGACCGCGACGTGTTCTGGATCAAGGCGTACCCGGTCAGCTCGCTCCCGCACAGCCCTGCCGGTCGGCTCGCGATGGTCTCGGAGCTAATGCAAGCTCAGCTGATCACGCGCGAGGAAGGTCTCAAGCTGCTGAAGTTCCCGGACCTGGACGAGACGCTGGCCATGGAGAACGCTAAAGAGGACTACGCCAACCGCAACGCCTGGCTGATTCTCCGCAAGGGAGAGATGCCGCCCTATGACGGGATCGTGGATCTCCAGCTCTGCTGCACCAAGCTCCAGATGCTTTACATGAAGGCCCTGAACGGTGGGCTATCCGTCAACAGCCCGGCCGCAAAGAATACCCGGATCTGGTTGCAAGGCGCGGCCGATCAACTCGACCAGGCGAAGCAGGCGGCGGTCGCCAAGCAGGCCGCACTTGCCCCACCCGCGCTTCCGCCCGCACCTGGACCGCTCGCCAAAGGTCCGCCACCGCCAGTCAACACGGAGATGCCGATAGCAGCCTAGGAGCCCACAATGCCAGAGCCGACACCGGTAGCACCGGTGCCCGCTGTGGTGACCACGGAAGCTAAGGATCAGCCCACCGCTCCTGAGCTTCCGCAGACACCACAGCCCACCGCAACCGAAAAAGACAAGGAAGCCCGCAAGGCCGCGCGCATCGCGAACGCGAAGCGTCAGTTCGACCGGCTGAACGGAGAGCGCGAGAAGTTCCAGGAGGAGCAGAACAACTGGAAGCAGATCAGCGCTCAAGCACTGCGCGACGCTGGTGCACTCCAGCAGCTGCGTAAGCTCGCGGCTGAGGATCCGGTCAAAGCCCTTGAGGCGATGGGCCACAAGTTCGAGGACGTCCTCAAGCGGACCGCGAACCGTGGCGCCGTCACGCCTGAGACGATCGAGGCGACGGTCAATGAGCGCGTCCAGGCCGAGCTCGCGAAGTTCAAGGCCGACATGGATGAGATGGCCCGCGTCAAGGGCATCAAGGACCGCGAGCAGAGCGAGGCCAACGCAATCGCGAACGCCAAGCGGCTGATCGCGGAGGAGTTCGCGGCCCACAAGGACGAATACGAGTTCATTGATGACACGCCAGCCACGCTCGAGGACGCCTGGAAGCTGTGCGTCGAGACGTACCAGGCCACGATGGATCCGAAGACCAACCTCGGTGGGATCAAGCTGACCTGGAGAGAGGCACTTGACAAGCTCGAGGAAAAGGCTTTTGAATACCATCTAGGAGTTCAGGAGAAGTCGAAGAAGGTCAAGGCCGCGCTTGAAGCCAAAGCCGCCGAGGCCGCGAAGAAGAAGGCAGAAGAGGCAGCAAGGGCAGCACCGGTCAAGAACACCTGGCCGCGCAGGACCGAGAAGGCGGCGGCGTCAGCCCCTCTCACGGCGGCGTCTCAAGCCCCGAACCCAGCAGAGTCGGTTCAATCAAGGCCACTCAGCGTCACCGAGAAGATTCAGCGGAATCTCGAGCGCTACCGAGCGGCCAGGGCTTCTAACGACGCTTGAGCGTCTCGGAGTAACACATGGCTGCGCAGCTTCCCGTTCCTGGAACAATCGTCACTGAGCAGGCAATCGCCAAGGAGACGTACCTCTCAGCGGACGACATCGAAAACGTGATGATTGAGGCTGGCTACTGGGCCATGCATCTCATCAAGGGCGCCGACATGAGCGGCGCCAAGGGCAAGCGGACCCCGATCCCGATCATCTACGGATCCGGTGGTGGCGTCGGCTCGATCTACACGGCGGCATTCGCCTCGGCCGGCCCCGCAACTGCGGCGGTCTTCGAGGTCACGCCCGGGACCGCATTCGGCGTCGGCCAGATCAGCCGTCAGGCGATCTTGCAGACCGAGGGCCAGGAGCACGCCTTCATCGAGGCACTCACCCTGGAGCTTGAGACCAAGCGGCGCCGGCTGCTTCAATACCTGGCCTTCTGCTTCTACGGAGACGGCTCGGGCGTACTGGCCCAGATGTCGGAGTCCCAGACGCTCGCCAGCACGGTCTGCACGCTGGCTGACCCGGCAACGGCAGTGCGGTTCAACATCGGCGACGTGGTCCAGATCTCAGCCACGGTCGGCGGTGCGGTGCTGACGGCCGGCACCAACGCCTCACTGACCAACCAGGGCATCACCTACTCGGGATGCGCCTATGTAGTCGGCGTGAACGTCATCGGGAGCGCGGCCGGGACTCTGGGATTCTCGGCGACCCCGAGCGGCGCGGCCACGGCCCTGAACACCATCTGGTCCGGCATCGCGGCCGGGGCGTTCATCTACCTGGTCGGAGACGCTGCTGTCCCGGCGAACCCGTATGGTTTCGGGAACTCTGTCATCCCCGGGATCATGGCCTGGCAGCCGCTGGTTGCTCCGATCATCTCGGACAACTTCTACGGCCAGAACCGGTTCAACAACACCTACCTCTACGGGGCGACGATCGATGCCACCTCGTTTGCGGCCACCTCGCTCAACCTCGGCAGCATCCGCGAGTCTCTGACCTACGGAGTGGCTCAGCTCCACGCGATCAGCGCGAAGCCGACCATCATCCTCGGGAACCCGGCGCTCTTCTACGCGCTGAGCCTGAGCCTCCAGAGCCAGGGTATGTACCCCGGCTCGAGCGGCGAGGGCCCGAGCGGCGAAGGCAGCTTCGGATTCAGCTCGCTCAACATGCCGACCCCGCACGGGACCATCAAGGTCATGTCCGACCCTCAGTGCGCCCCGTTCCTCAACCCGGCCAGCTTCGACCCGGCCAACGGCTACTCTGGCGCCTACACGGCCTTCATCCTCGAGGAGGATGCCTGGAAGCTCTTGGGCGCCGCCGAGGACGGCTCGGTTCCGTTCATCGAGAAGCGCGGCGGGCGTGACGGTGACGGGCTCCAGACCATCCCCGGACTAGATGTCATGTGGTTCGACCTCAAGTTCTACGGCCTGCCGATCACGTTCGCACCGGGACACGGGTTGACCGTTTTGTGCCCCCAATCCTGAGGCGTAACAAATCCCACTTGCGTAACTCAAGAACAGGCGACATACTCCATGGGCCGGCAATGGCGCCAGCCATGGAGGAGTCATGGACATCGAAGAGAGGCGCAGGAAACGCGCGGCCTATATGCGCGAGTACTGGAAGCGCAATCCAGATAAGGCCAGAGCGCAGAAGCGGAAGTATCGCGCAGAGCATGGAGCGGAGATCAACGCCAAGATCCGGGCTGATCGCAAACTCCGACCTGAGTACTACCGAGCCATCGACGCCAAGAAAACTGCCAAGCGCAAGCCGGCCATACTTGCCCACATGCGGGTCTACAACGGACGGGCAGAGGTCAAGCGCCGCGCTCGGTACACTCAAGCTCTTCGAAAGTACGGCCTCAGCTTTGAACAATTCGATCGTCTCGTCATCGAATCGTGCGGAAGCTGCGCGATCTGCAACGATCAGCTCTCGGGGCAGAAGGATCCAGCGATCGATCACTGCCACAAATCGAGCATCGTTCGAGGACTGCTCTGCTGCCGATGCAATCGAGGCCTGGGGTATTTCCGCGACTCACCCGACCTTCTCGGGGCCGCAGCTCAGTACCTCAGAAGTTAGCTACCAGCAGGGCACGACCCTCCTGGCTATCCAGGAGGTGAGGACGTGAGCAACACTCTGTTTCCGGGTGACATCAGCACCATCGCAAGAAACGCTCGGATGATCTGCTTCTCGTTCGCGCCGCAGGGCGCGGGCGCGCCGAAGGTCGTCTTCGGCCAGGGCATCAAAAGCGTCACGCGCACCTCGGCCGGCCTCTGGGTCGTGAACTTCGCCAAGACCTATCGATTCATGATCGAGGCACAGCTCACGCCGAGTTTCAGCGCCTTGACCACGCAGATCGTCCAGTTCCAGGGAATCAACGTTACGGCGCACGGGGCCGGCAAGCAGAGCTGCACGATCCTGAACCAGACCACGGCTGGAGTCGCGACCGACATCGCGGCCAACGCCAACAACCTGATCTACGGCGAAATCTTCGTCCAGAACGCGTGAGGTAAGATCATGCCGGGCGGATTCGGTGCATTCGTAGACCAAAGCTCAGTTCTTTCGACGGCGAAGGATGCCAACCATGTCGGTGGGTACTTCTTCCCGCAAAGCTCTAGCGCTCCGACCGTACCGAAGATCCCAACCGGCTACATCTCGAAGGTCACGCGAACCGGCGTCGGCGTCTTCGTTGTGCAGGTCCTCCAGACGGCTGGGTTCATCAAGCCCATCGCGGCAGCGACTCAGAACAAGACGCCGATGAACATTCAGCTCACTCCCTGCATCGATCCAGCCGGAGCGGTTCAGACGATCTCGGCTCAGGTCGTGGGCGGCCTCACGTTCAAGGCCAACAGCTTCTCGTTCGGTGTCACGGTCTTCAGAACCGACACCAACGTCGCCTACGACATCATCCAGCCCGGCAGCCCCACGCTTAACGGGAGCTTCATCAACTGGCGCGTGATCTACAGCGGTCTCTACATCACCCGATGGGGACTCGGAGGAGCCTGATGAAACCTGACATTCACGGCATGGCGATCGAGATCGCGGCGAAGAAGGGTTTCAAGCCTCCCAAGGGAGACGACGAAGGACCCGAAGCCGAGCCGCTCAGCCCGCATGTTCTGGACGCGGCCTCGGACATCTGTGGTGTCCTTGGCTGCCCGCCCGAAAAGACCGAGCAGCTCGCCAACGCGCTCGCAAGTTTCCTTGACGCTTACAACGGGGATGGTGACTCCGAGCCCGCCCCAGCAGCTGCGGAACCCAGCGGACCACCTGAGGAGTAGTCCCCTTGCGGTCGCAGTCGTTCGTCGAAATCGCGTTGGCGGTCCGGCAGGCGGCGGACCTCGGAGGGCAGCAGAACGCCTTCGGGGGTAACTCTGGTGACAACATCACCGACAGCGAGCTTCAGTACAAGATCTGGGCTTCGACGGCTCGGCTGTGGGGGAAGATCGTTCAAAACTTCCCGGAGAACTACTTCTTCCGAACGTACTTCATCAACACGACCGGCGGCACCTACAGCTACCAGCTTCCATACGACTTCATGAAGGAACTGAAGGTCGGGGTTCAGCTCGCACCTGGATCGAACGTCTTCCTGGACATCCTGCCCTACAACCTCCACGAGCAGGACCACTACAACTACCTTCCTGGGATCTACGCCCCGGTCAGTGGCCTGACGACGCTGCGCTACCAGGCGCAGGAACAGAACATGGTGTTTCAGCCGCAGACGGGCGTTCTGCCGGCACAGGTCCGGGTCCAGTACATCCCATGCGCGCCGTTCCTGTGCCCGAACGTGCCGACGGCTTGGGCTGCGACCACGGCCTATACTCAGGGCGCGCTGGTCTCGAGCAACGTGACGAACTCAGGAGTCGTCACCAGCCAGACGTTCATCGCGCTCAACGCAGGCACGAGCGGCGGTTCGCTGCCGGCCTGGAATGTGCCTGGGACCGTCAACGACAACGGGATCACCTGGGCCTACAAGGGTCCGACCGCGCTCTTTCAGACCACATTCGACGGCATCAACGGCTGGGAGGACTGGATCGTCCTCGATTGCGCGATCAAGTGCTCGGTCAAGCAGGAGTCCAGCGTCATCCAGGAGATGATGGCCCAACTCGCCCAGCTCGATGAGGCGATCATGATCGAGAGCGCCAACCGCCAGGCCGCAGACCCCCATACGGTCACTGGGGGCTGGGGGATGCGTGAAGGCGGGGCGTTCGGTGGAGGCTGGGGCGACATGGGCGGGATGGGTTGGGGCTGATGGCTGGTCTGCGCGCATTCGATCCGATCAACTCATCGGACCGAGACCTTCAGCTGCTCCAGAAGGAGCTTCAGAACGTGCTCCAGCCGGTGACTGTCTGCCAGTTGCTGACCGGAGTGCTCAAGTCGGTCTCGTTCACGGCCGTCGACTCTGACGTGCTGGTGCCACACGGTCTAGGTTCGCTGCGCGTCGGCTGGCTGGCCGGGTCCCTATCGCTTCCGGCGATCATCTTCACATCGCCAAGCCCGCAGCAGCAGAACCAGTTGATCCTGCGCTGCGAGCAGCTGGCCGGAGTCACGGCCGCAAACAAGATCAGCTCGCAGAACCCACTCACCGCCCAGGTCTGGGCCTACCTGATCGGCTGACCGATGCCCAGCACCCCTAAATACGGAATGCCAATCCCGCAGGGCGGGACAACGCCTGGCGCCCTGAACAACACGACAGCAGGGTCCTATCCGTTCATGTTCGGAGACCCGACGACCGGGATCCTCAACATCCTGGACTCGCAGACCTATGGCGTCCCGAACCCGGTCCCTATCGCCACTGGCCTGAACCCGAACGGAAACCTCAACCTCGGCGGGTTCGGAATCACGAACGCCAGCACCGGATCGTTCTCTGGCGCGCTCACGATCGGCGGTACACTCGGAGTCACCGGAATCACGACGCTGACGGGCGGCGTGGCGTCGCCTCTGCTGATCGGCGCAGGGCTGCTGAACACGGTAACGATCACCGGCAAGGCCACCGGGACCGACCCCACGATCACGGTGGCCGGGGATGCGACGCGGAACCTGGGCCTGGTCCTTCCTGCCGCATCTACCTCAACGCAGGTCGGATTGAGCATTACGACCAGCGCGGGAGCAACGGCGGCACTGCTTGGTGGTGGGGCCAGCACAGGTTACGGGTACCTCTGGCTTGGGGCATCGGCATCCAACGCCAGCGGCACGAACTATTCTCTCGCCTCCAACCTGACGAATCTCTTCCTGAACTCTGGAAGCTCGATCCAGTTCGACGTTGCCGCAGCGACATACCTGAACCTAACCTCGGCATCGCTGGCAATTAGTGGCATCCCGATCCAGCAAAATACCGCCGCCACCGCCCTCACGCTCAAGGGCAACGCGGCGGCGACGGGCTCGACTGGAGGCGTTGTCCTGGTTGGAAGCCAGAGCACCACGCAGACCAGCGGGATCACGCTCGCGGTTCAGAACCCCGCCGGCACGTCCATCGCCACCGTGGACTTCGCCGGGAGCTTCGTCTCGGCATCCGGCAAGTTCGGCGCGATCACCACGGCCGGAAACGTCGGCCTGACGCTCACCGGGAACGCGGCGGCCGCCGGGACTGCTTGCCAGATCATCGCCAACACAGACGTGACCGGAACCGGCTACATCCTCGGCCTTCAGTCTGGCTCGCTTCAGTTCGCCGTGTCCGGGCGCGGTCACCTGATTCCGCTGAGCACCGTCCCAAACACGCCGGCCTCCGCGAACTTCAACGGCGGCTACACGGCCACGGCGGCCGTGACGGCCATCAGCGTCAATGGCAGCGACGCCGCGTTCCAGCTCAAGTTTACCGTGAACGGCGTCCCGACCTCGATCAACGCCGGGTCCGTGCTGGTGACGATCACGCTGGCTCAGGCGTACCAGAGCACGTCGGTGGTCGGTTTCGCCTGCTACGGAAAGGCTGCGGGGCTCAGCGATACCGTCGGCCTCGCGGTAGTGCAGAACGCCGTCGGGACCATCCAGATCATCAACACCCAGACCTTCACGCCCGTGAGCGGGACCTCGTACGTCTTCAACGTCTTCACTATGGGCGCCGGGTCGACCTCCTGATGGACCTCCAGAAGCAAGTTCTGTCGCTGCCGATGTCTCTCGGTATCGACACCGAGAACGCGGCGCCGCTCATCGACAACCAGCGGTTTGCGTTCCTCAGTAACTGCGTGTTCAACAAGGACAACAACGGCCAGCTGCATAAGCGCTCCGGGCACAATCCGCTTCTGCGCACGCTCCAGGGTGGCGGTATGCTTCCCGCCGCTCAGCTGCTCGCGATCTTCAATGAAGAGACCTGCGCGGTAGCCGGTGGCGCGCTCTATGGGTATTCGACCCAGGCGCAGAACTGGGCGAACCGTGGCTCGCTGCCGATGGTTCAGGAGGTCGAGACCAACATCGCCGCCGGAGCATTCTCGGTCCAGAACCCGGATGCGGTCATCCTCAACGGCATGGCGTACTACGCCTACGAGATGAACGGCAACAGCTGGGTCAAGGTCGTTGACGACTCAAACAAGAGCATCAAGGCGACGATCAAGCTGTTCGGCGGAAGCGTCCCGAACTACACGCCAAAGCTCGTATCGAACGGCACGAACGTGATCGCGCTGAGCACAACAGCGCTCGGCGTCATGTGGGCAACGACGATCAACGCGACGACCTACGCAGCGACCTTCTCCAGCGTTCTCGGCATTACGCTGGACGTTGTAGCGAACGAGGGCTGCTTCGACGCGGCTGTCCTGAGCGGGACGCTCTATGTGGCGTTTATCCACTCTTCGGGCGTCTACATCTACAGCTATAGCGCATCCACCCTGGCCAATATCGCCACTGCCAACCCCGGGTTAGCTGGGACTACCGGAGCTGTCGCGCCTGCTCCGATCAGCCTCTCGACGGCCGGGACAAGCATCGTTCTGACTTGGCAGTTTGCCCAGAACGCCCCAGCCAACGCAGGCAAGTTCCAGACCGTTGCCTATTCGAGTTCGGCGCTGATGAGCCCGACGACCTATTCGCTGTTCCCAGTTGCTGGTGCTCCGGCCGCAGCTCCAAGGTTGGCAACGCTTGGCCTGACCTATGGATCCGCGAACATCCTGCTGGTCTTCTATGAACAGGCTCCGAGCGGAATCGCAATCCTGTCCAGCATCAACTTCGAGGTGGTCAATCTTTCCGGCGGCAACGTCGCGATGGGCACCTGGTCCACGGGGACCAACATCTCCGGGCAGCCATTCGTCCAGGGCTCGAATCTCTACCTGCCGGTGGTCTACCCGTCGCAGGTTCAGCAGACGCTCTTCCTGACCTATCAGGCGCTCGGAACCACGCCCATCGGCCTCGCTCAGGTCGCCGGCCGGTACTTCTCCAGCAACGACGCCGGGGCTGCACCGACGAACTTCCGGACCCCGCAGTCGTTCGTCACCAGCACGGGCCAGTCGCTCCCGGTCGTCGTCCAGCCGCAGGGCACGTCGGCGTCATCGGTCAGCGCGTCGCTCTCTGAGCTGTCGTTGTCGTTCTCGGTGGCCATGAACTCAGCCCAGCTCGGCGGAGATCAGCATCTCGCGCTCGGGTCGATGATGATGGACTACGACGGGACGAACCTCGTCGAGCATAACTTTCACCTGTTCCCGGAGACCCTGAGCATCAGTTATCTGACGAGCCAGCTGACCGTGATCACGGACTACTACGATCCGACCGATGCCGGACCCGGCAGCCAGTTCACGACCAGGATCGCGATCCCGGACAACGCGGCGAGCCCCGGCGGTCCCGTCGGCCAGCTGATCACGCCTGGTGAATACATCACCTTCTCTGCGGCATCATCCAACCCGATAGGGGCGAGTTCATCGGTCGTCTACTTCACGGTCAACGGCGTCGGCACGGCACCGACTGGGATCGGCACAGGCGCCGTTCCGTTCAACATCACGTCCAACATGACGGCGATCCAGATCGCGACGGCCCTCTACGCCTTCCTCCAGGCGAGCTATTCGGCCACCTATCTGATCTCGTACACTCCGATCTCGCAGACGAACGTTGCGCAGCCTCAGTACATCTACGTCTCGAATGATCAGCTGATCGCTGCCGGGTTCTTCCCGCCTGTTCTGAACCGCGTCAGCACGGCGACTCAGGTCTACATCGGGAACGGAGTGGCCAAGGCGATCGCCGGGATCTCTACGCCACCGGCTAACCTTATTTCTTCGGGGCAGTATGGGTCTTTCGGAGCAATGAACTCGAACGGGACGGCGGCGGTCGTCCAGACCTACTTCTGGTTCAACAACTCGGCCAATCAAACGGTCGGAAACGAGACCCTGGTCGCAACTGATCCCATGCCGTTCGGGATGCTGGCTGGCTCAGGAACGGCCAATGGATACCCGGTTACATACGGATCATACGCAAGCGGTGGATTCCAGTACATCGGGATCGAGGTAACGCTTGCGGCAGGAGATACGGCGCAGGCCGTTGCCGCCAAGGTTGTCCTGGCGCTCACCGCGTTGCAGACCGGTCCATATGTCGGCGGCATCCTGTCGGATCCGTACAACGGAGCTTTCATCTCAACCCAGCATGGAAACGTGGTCGAGATTCAGTCTCCGACATCCGGCGCCTTCCCCATCATCCAGCCAGCCAACTACCCGACCACGACCATCGGGCAGGGCTACGTCGGGACAGTCGTCAACAACTCTAACCAGCCTTACGCCGAGATCAACTACTCTGCTGTCCGCGAGTGGATCGACTCCCAGAACCAGTTGCACCAGAGCGCTCCGAGCGAACCCGCCACTGCCTATATCCCGACCTACCAAGCCACCGGTCTGCCAGCCACGCTGCCTGCCAACGCCAGCAACATCATCCCCGCTGGCTCTGCCGTTCCGGTCTCGGCCGTCGTGCAGCTCGGCGTTCAGCCGCTCAGCCTGACGCTCAAGACAGCCGCGCTGACAGGGACTGAGCTTGACACCGCGATCTATCGGACCATCAGCGGAGCCACGGTCGGAAACCAGATCTACTACCGGATCACGCCGTCGACGAGCCCGCTGTTCAATCAGCCGACCAGCACGATCGCGATCGCTTATGCGGACTACTCGGGCGACGGCGAGAGCTCCACGGCTACAGGGACGACCGCCACTGGAGTTCAGGCAAACCAGCTTCTCTACACGACGGGCGGTGTCCAGCCGAACGCCGCGCCGCCGGCCTGTTCTTACGTGCTGAACCATCAGAACCGCCTCTGGCTGACCGGGCTAGAGAACCCGGACGAGCTTTGGTACTCGGAGACGTGGGAGTCTGGCTTTGCGGTCAATTTCACGAGCGCCCAGCAAGTGCTCCTGAACCCGATCGTGGGCGCGGCCGTGGGTGGGCCGATCGTCGCGCTAGCGAGCATGGATAGCTACCTGATCGTCTTCCAGGAAAACCAAATCTGGTACATCCAGGGCTATGGGCCGGACCCGACGGGCGGGAACGGGTTATTCAGCCCGCCGCAGATTGTCGCCAGCTCGAGCCAGATCGGCTGCCGAGACCCCCAGAGCGTGGTCCTGATGCCGAACGGCGTCATGTTCAAGTCCACGCAGGGGTTCTGGCTGCTCGGCCGAGACTTGCAGCTCCGCTACGTCGGCGCGGCGGTCAAGGGATACAACGCTGACGTCGTGACCAGCTCGGCGGCGCTCGCGAACAACAGCCAGATCAATTTCCTGAGCAATAGCGGCACGACGCTGATGTACGACTGGTATTACGATAGCTGGGCGACCTTCACGACGAACGGCCTGGACTCCGTGCTGGATGCGACCGGGACTTTCAACATGATCACCAGCTCTGGAGCGATCTGGTATCAGGTTAATGGCCAGTACATCGATGGGGACGGGTCGCCGGTCCTCATGGGCATCACGACCGCATGGCTCAAGCCGCAGAACGTGCAGGGCTTCCAGCGCATCTGGCGGATCTTGCTTGAGGGACTGTTCTACGGCTCGCAGCAGTACAACGTGACGATCGCCTACAACTATGGTGCAATCGTGGACAACTTCCCGGTGTTCGTCGGAGCCGGTGGAGCTCAGGTCGGCGTCTGGGGCCAGTCCGCAACCTGGGGCGAGTTCCCGTGGGGCGAGGATGCAGGTAGCGCGACGACGTATGCCAACCAGATCCAGCTGCGGATCGACAACTCGAACCAGCTTTGCGAGTCGCTCCAGTTGTCGATCTCTGACCTGCCTCCTGTGCCGGTCAATCAGACGTGGTCTTTGAATGCGCTCGACCTCGTGTTAGGGGTTAGGAGCGGTGGTTTCAAGCGCATCGGTCCTCCGCAGAGCGTGGGGTAAGCAATGGCGAACACTCCTGGCATCCTGAACGACTTCATGAGTGGCCTCTTCGGCGGCGGTCAGTCCGCTGCCGATGCGCTCAAGGCCAACGGATACACGCCCTATCAGGTCACGCAGGGGCCGAATGTCTCAAAGAACTTCCAGGGCTACCAAGGCGCGCAGGCCAACACGGCGGCGAATGCGCCATACCAAGCCGCTCAGTCGCAGCTGCTCGGCCAGCTCCAGGGCGAGGCCAGCGGAACCGGCGGACCCACCGTTGCCGACCAGCAGCTCCAGGCTGGGACCGGTCAGGCTCTCGCGGCGCAGAAGGCTGCGATGGCCGGGCAGCGAGGCCAGAACGCGGGCCTCGCTCAGGCGCAGCTTGGGACGAACCTCGCCAACACGACGGCGGGAGCGGCCGGACAGGCAGCGGCACAGAGGGCGGAGGAACAGCAGAACGCTCAGGGCGCGCTCGGTGGCCTGACCCAGGGCGCCATCGGCCAGGGTAACCAGCTTGCCGAGGCGAACCAGGCCAGCACGAACCAGGGCCTCGCCGCCACTTCGCAGGCCGCACAGAACTACGGAAACCTCCAGAATCAGGATTGGCAGTACACGAACAACCTGAACGCCGCCCAGCAGGCCCAGTACAACCAGATGATCGGCTCCATGACCGGGGCGGCCGACCAGAGCCAGGCGAACATCGGCAACCAGCTCGCCGGCAGCGCGATCAACACGGGGATCCAGGGACTCAGTCAGATCTTCAGCAACCAGAGCGGCGCGGCTGACGGCACCGTGGTCATGGCTGATGGCGGCGCAGTCGGGATGCAGCCGCATTACTCGCAGTATGACCTGACCGGCCCCGGTGGCGGGGCGGGCGGCGGGACCGGCTACGACCCGACCGCGCGCATGGGCGGGCAGCCGATGGCGGATGGCGGGATCACTGGGTTTCCTGGCATCACCGGACCGTCGACCGTATCCGGGGACATGGGGGCCATGCCGCCCTCGCTTCAGCCGGCCATCTCGGCAGCTTCGATGCAGGGCGGAGTGGCTGGGCTTGCAGATGGCGGCATCTCGTCCAGCGCCGGGCCGATGCCGATGTACCCTGGGATCAGCGTGGCGACGGCGCCGGCGCCGGAGTTGACGAACTGGCTGGCCAAGAAGAGCAGCGGCGGAAAGCCCCAGGCTAAGCCAGGTCAGCAGAGCCAGCCCCAGAGCGCCAGCGCGGGGCAGGGGCAGGAAGCCTACGGAATGCCAAGCGGTGGCGATCAGTATGACACAGGCCAGGCGGCCTATGGGATTCCGAGCCCAGACTCCAGCGGGCCGAGCGTTGACACATCAGGAACGGGCGCTGACTTCGGCAGCCTCGGCGCGACAGATGCGGCCGGAGCCGCTGGCGCAGTCGGGGCGGTGGCTGAAGGCGGGGTCTTCGACTGCAACGGCCGTGTCGCAGGCATGGCTGACGGCGCCGTCTCCGCTCCGGTCGCCCACGGCCCCGAGAAGGCCATCATCGGCGAGAACGGTCCCGAGGCGGTTGTGCCCATCAAGCCGAACGGCGACGTAGACCCAGCCAGGGCGCGCAATCCTGCCGTCAGGCAGCTCCTGGCCAGTCACCCAGGGCTCAGGCACATCCAGGACGCCGGAGCGCCCCAGGGGCAGCCTACGGGCACCGGAGACCATGCCACGGCGGCGGCGCTGGCCATGGCCGGGGCGCACCTGTCTGACCGGGTAGCACACCTGGAGCAACTTCTGAGCAGCCAGGCACGGAAGAGCCAGCGGAGGGCGGCATGAGCTACCGGCAGATCCTCGCCAAGATCGCGCTCGACCACCACAAGAGCGGCGGCGCGGACATCAACGCCGAGGTGGCGAGGCGGTTTCTGGCCGGGGGGGATGTGACCAGCGGGGTGCCGGATGCGCTGCCACCCGGCGCGGGATCCGACATGCCGGACTCTGGACCGGGTGCCGAGCCTGCGACTGGGCCGAGTCCGGTGGCCAAATTCCTGGCGCCCGGACAGGATCCGAACGGACCGCCACCTGTCGGAGCAACCGGCCAGAATCCAGATGGGTCGTGGATCATGCCGGAGGCGGCGGCCGAGCCAGCAACTGCCGAGGCGGATCACTCGGGGCAGCCGGGCGCGAAAGAGCCCACCGTCACCGGAGACCATATCGAGCCTCCCGCACCTGCTAAGCCGAAGCCTGTTTCACGTGGAACCGGACCAGCCCGGCAACCCCAGCCAGACGCCACCAGCCAATCCGAGGACGCGATCCAGCGCCAGCAGGATCAGGGCGTCGACCTTCAGACCGCCGAAGCTGGCCAGGAGGGAGATGCCAAAGCAGCCGCGATCCAGGCAGCGACCAGGGATGCCCAGGCCGAGCGGAATGCGGATATCGCCTTTCGCAAGGAACTCGATGACCGGAACCTGCGGCTCGGCCAAGAGCAGGACAACATGATCCATGAGTACGCGAACGCATCGGTTGACCCGAAGCGCTACTGGAACAGCCTCGACACCGGCCACAAGATCCTGGCTGGGCTATCGCTCGTGCTAAGCGGCAACGGGGACGGCAGTCCCGTGATCCGCGCGATCAACACGGACATCGACAACCAGAAAGAGCAGATCGAGCGCACCGGCAAGGCGGCCGGGATGCTGGGAACCCTGATGGAGCGCTACAGCTCCATGGGGCTCAACCACGTCCAGGCGATGGAGCATTCCGTCGCTACTGCCAAGCTCATCGCCGACGAGCAAGTCGATGGCATGACCCAGAAGTTCGCCGGGGTTCGGGCGACGGCGGCAGTCCCGATCTTGAAGGCGAACAATGCCCAGAACCGGATCAACGCCCAGAATACGAACATGAAGACGGCGGCCGAGATCCAAGCACAGAAAGCCGCGGCCGGTGAGAGCTACGCCAGGACGCGCGGACAGAATCTCCAAAACGAACTTTCTCAAGCCACGAACGACTACTGGCGAAAGCAGGGTCTTCTCGGGGTCCCGCACGAAGGGATGGTCACAGGTCCGAACGGCGAGGAGGGCTATTCGCTCGGCGGCGCCGCTGGTGCCAAGATTTTCAATGACGAGTCGGGGCCAGCCGTCCAGGCAGATAAGGCAATGAAGGCAATCCAGGAACTCCGCAAGCCAGGCGTGATTGCGAATGCCTTCAACCAAAAGGCACTCAAGCAGGCCGGGGAGGATCTTGGCTCGGCTGTTCTCCAGATGCAGGGACTGAAAGACAAGCCGAACTCTGCCGAGATCGTAAAGCACTTCACGGGGGATGCGTCGGAGCTTGTCCCGGGCCTCGGTGGCGACTGGGAGAAGCAGTACGTCCCCGGCCTAACGCGGATGATTCAGAACCATATCGACCTCGCAACCCAGCACGGCAACGTGCAGTTCAGGCCCGATCCTGCCGCTGCGGCCCGTGCTCTCCGCAGACCCATGCTGCCCGGAACAGAGAAGAAGCGCCGTGGCTGAGATCCCGCTAAGCCAGGCAGCAGACCAGATCGCGGCCGGCACCTTCATGCCCACGGTCGAGCAGCCGATGATCGGGCCAGACGGCACGGCCCAGATCGTCCAGCCGGCTGGCGTCAAGCAAGCCCTGGCTGACGGGTTCAAGCTCGTCGACCATGCGACCGCCCAGCACGTTGCGGACGTGCAGGAGGCTGGTGAGCACCCGATCAAGGCGTTCGGCGTCGGCCTCGCTAAGGGCGTGGTCCCGTTCGCTCCGTCGATCATCCAAGCCGCAGGAGGGCCGACACTTGAGGAACAGAGAAACCTCGCGGAGGGCAATCCGCTCGCGACGCCCGCTGGTGAGCTTACTGGAAACGTGGGCCAGGCGGTCATTGGAGGACTGCTCACCGGTGGGGCTTCCGATGTTGCCGAAGGAGCCTCACTCGGAAGCAAGGTCTTCGACGCCGCCGACATGGCCAAGCAAGCCGCCATCTTCGCCGGCCAGGGCGCCAGCAACGAGATCAACGAGCAAGATCTAGGTGACCATGGATACAACGGAGAGGCTGTGGTGTCTCAGGCTGGACTCGGAGCGTTGCTTGGTGCCGCATCCAGTCCTGCTTTCGCTCTGGCCAAGGAAGTGCTTCCGAATCCGATTACCGCAGCCGGTAATGCGATTGCCAAAGCGAGTGACGCCCTCACTGGCGCGCTGGGGCGAACGGCCGGTGAGGGCGGGGAAGCTGCGGCGCGGAGCATTGGGGAGCTAGGCGCGGCCGAAGCACAGAACAGGATCGCCACGGACATTGCGAGCGGACTTCAGGACACGGTCGACAAGAGCTTTGATCAGATGAGCGCGATCCACGAGGACCTGAAGCCGGCACAGGTGCGGGCGCTGAGCGAGCAGGATGCCTATGGCACGACCGACCCAGTTGCTCAGATCGAGCGGACCATCGCCAACGATCCGAACGAGTCTTCTTATCTGGTAGCTCCGAACGGTCGGGTCTTATCAAAGATCGGAGGAGCAAATCATGTCGCCCTCGACCCAGCGGAACTAAAAGATCTCGAGCAAGGCACGATCCTTACTCACAATCACCCAGGTGGATCCTCTCTCTCCAGCGACGACGTATCGATCGCATCTGTAATCCCCGGCGTGCATGAAGTTAGGGCAGTATCAAGAGGGATGGATGGTGTGGTCCGAGTTCATTCCATCTCGCCAGAGGGTCCGGCATGGCCGCATCCGATTAGCATCAACACCGCCTTCGATGATCAGATCGGGGAGATGGGCACTGCACTTTATCGGCTTCCGATTGATCAGAGAGCGAATGCTGTCTGGGAGAAGATAGCCACGAAGCTCGGCTTGAAGTACACGACTTCCGAGCTTGAGCCGGGCCTAGTCGGTCACACAGTCGGCAAGACTGCGACGGCCATCAATGCATTCAGAACTAACGGGATCGATCCGACGCTCTCCAGGCTTACGGCACTGGCCGACGATGGCAGGATCAGCAAGCCCCTGGTGAGCGAGGTCGAGACCGCTGTCAGGGACTGGAACGAGGCCACGTCCAAGGCAACCACGATGCTCGACTACCAGGCCGCGAATCATCAGCTTGGGCGAACCCTCGACGACAACGTGATGAAGTACGCCAAGGACCTAACGCCTGGCGTGGCGCCGGTGGTGCGCGACGTGGAGCAGAACATCCGCACACCGCTGCGCCAGATGCTGCGCGACCCGGAGATCATGGGGCCACGGCTGGCGAGCGCCAATGGTGCGCTGACTGATGCTGAGCACGCGCTGTTCCAGTCAACCGAGGCTCTCTATCGCGGGCTGGGGTTCACTGATCTCCTGGCGGATGGCCGACCAGCCGACAAGGCTAGGATCAGCGCGAGTCGGGTACTTACCAACCTGCGCAACTCGGAGAAGCTCGGCCAACAGCAAAACAACGCCGTGATCCAGCGGTTCCTCGCGGATGCCAAGAACCTCAACGACGTGACCGCCCAAGTCGCCAAGGATGGCGGGCACACCACCGATACCGAGCAAATCCAGAACCTGCTCCGGGACCAGGCCACCAAGCAGGCACAGGGCCAGGCGACGGCCAAGCTCTCCGGTTCTGGCACGCTCAACGGCGGCATGGGCTATAGCGTCGGCGGCTTCGGCCCGGAAGTCGCGGCCGGGCTGCTCGGTCATGCCGCGTCCATGGCCACCGGAGTCCCCGGCCTCGGAGCTGCGGCTGGGCTCGCGACCCGTGGCGTGCGCCTCGTCAAGCACCCCGCGAGTACGCTGGAGATGCTCGGCAAGATCAAGGCCCTCGCCGACAAGCACACGGCCGACATCGCCAAGGCCGCCAGCTCTTTCTTCACCGGGACCGGCCGAGTGGTTGCTCCGGTGGTCGCCGGCAATGCCCTGCGCGCCGGCAAGGACTACGGCGACCACGACAGCGACACTGAAGCCAGGATGGCAGAGGTGCGGACGCTGAGCAGCAATCCGGGGCTACTGAGCAACACGCTGATGCGGAACACGACCGCGCTGGCCGACGGGGCTCCCGTGACGGCGCTCTCGGTGCAGACCAACACGCAGACGAGGCTTGGCGTTGTGGCATCGACTCTCCCGAATCCGGGGCCACAGGGCATGATCCGCACCAAGTACCCGCAGAGCATCGACGCGACCCAGAAGTTCGAACTGTGCCTGAACGTCATGAGCCACCCGGCCAAGGCAATCCAGGCCGCTATGGTAGATGAGAACCTGACTTCTGACATGGTCGACTGGGGGGACCGTGGAGCCCCCAAGACCATGGCCGCCATACGCCAAGCCTTCCAGTCGGAGATGGTCGACCGCTATGACCACGACTACACCCTCGGCCAGAAGCAGATGCTCTCGGTGCTATTCAAGGCGCCAGTTACACCAGATGTCGCTCCGGCTCAGGTGGCGTTCCTTCAGGCAACCTTCGCTCCGCCGGCTCCGACGCCTCCTCCTGGAGGCACGGGAAAGCCAAGCCTGACCGGACTCGCGAAGCTGAACCCCGGAAATGCTATAGCTACACCAACGCAGTCTAGACAGATGGAGAGGGCTTAACCCATGGCAATGTTTCTCAATGTGGCCCAGATCGACGCCACCCCAGGCAAACCGCAGAGCATCGTGACGAGCGCCACAAGCGCCAATATCAAGATGCCGGTCAGCGCCCCGAACGCGATGAACACCACGGCTGGTCAGACTGGTGGACCGCAGGACTTGGCGGGGCGCGGGCTCTGGCTGGTCTACGTCTCCGGGTCAGCCGTCAACGTCCGCTTCGGCCTGACGGCTCCCACGGCCGTCGGAACGGATCCAGTCTGGGGCCTCGGTTGGCTGCCGCTCCCGATTGCCATCCCGCCCGGGACCTTCGTCGCCGCGCTCGGCACCGCGACGGCTGGCAGGGTGGACTTCTTCCGCGTCTACGCCTTCAGGGATTGAGCCATGAACGACACCGAGAAGGCGATGCTGCTGGCGATGGTGCCGATCCTGGTCCGCTGGATTCGAACCACCGTCATCCAGGTTCAGAGCCTGGTATCCTTCCGCTAGACGACCCCGAATCAGAAGGTGGGTGCATGCAGCTCGCCAGCCCGCACACTCGGCACGAGCCGGGAGTGGCGGCGAGGATGGGGCGGGGCACTGCGGAGGATGCGTCCAGAACGGCGTGGCTGATCTTGGCCTGGAAGAAGTGCTCAATCAGGTACTTGCCGACGCAGACCTCGCATCCGGTGTGAATCGGGCATGGTCCGTCCTTCACGTTCGGAATCTCGACCGCATCCAGCGTGGCCCTCGTCTCTACGACGTGCGCCGCTGTCATGGCCACAACCTGCTCCGTGACCAGCTCCCGCCTCGCCTGCTCTGCGATCCCGGCAAAGGCGGCGGCGAGACGAGCCATGGCCTGCTCATTGGTGATGCATTGGCCGAGTGTCTCAACCCACGCCCGCGCCCGCGCCTCGTGGGTGAGCGGGGCGGGGGCTGAGGGCTGAGGCGGCTGGTAGTTCGGCCCCAGCGGGTTGGCTCGCGCCGGCTGGAATCCACCGGCCGGCCAGGTTTGCTGCGCATGGCAGGCGGTGCATGGAAGAGGTAGGTAGTGCTCTGGACACTGACCGCCGTAGTTCCCTGGATCACTCATCTTCGCACTCCTCGCACAACGGCAGCACCGCGACCAGCCTACCATGCTTCTCCGTCTTGAACGACCACCGCAGCAGGTCCAGCGCCAGCACCGAGCCGCAGACGTGGCACTCGGCTACGCGGATCCGGGGCGGGGGAGTGAGGGTCATCGGCGCGCCCAGGCCATGGCGATGGCATCGATGATAAGAAGGCGCATGGCGACGGTCCCACCAATTGCTCCGACAGCGATGCCAGCCGCGAACGCCCACCAGCTCCACGAGAACACGAGATGCACGGTATAGGTCATGGCTAGGCCTTCCCCTTCGCGCCCGTCGGGACGACCTCGACCTGGATCGTCTTCTGGCGCTGGCCGCTGCCGCGCGTGACCGTGGCGCTCTTGGGCTCGGTGATGTCCTGGCTCCCCTTGACGCGGATGGCGGGCACGGACTTCCCGAAGGCATCGATCTGGCGAGTGCAGAGCGTCACGCGCTTGTGCAGCCACTCGTTGGTCTCGACGCCCCACATGAGTTTGAGTGCCTCGGCGTTGGAGCGGTTCAGGAGCCATTCCTTGTCGGTGCCCTCGAACGTGACGATACCCTTGACCTTGCCGTCGGGCATTTTCTCCAGCTTGATGCCGCCGATCTTGACCGTCTGGTCCTTGCCCTGGAGGTCGGCGGCCTTCAAGAAGCGGGACGGGAACATGGCTTCGTAGTTCATTGGGAGAACTCCCGGTTGGTGTGCTTGCGGTACTCGTCTTGGGCGTTCCGGATGCACCACTGGCAGACCCTGGCCTCGTCAGGCTGGCAGTCAAGGATCCGCTCGATGATGTTCTCTAGATGGCACTCGACGGCGTTGCGCTGGATGATGTCCGAGTCGAGATCCTCCAATTCGCTGATGAGCTGAGCCCGCGTCTTCTTGAGCCGAGCATCGCGCTTCGCCTGAAACTTCAATGCCGCGCCGCTCTGAAGCCCAGGCAGCGGGTTGCTACGGTAGCCGATCTCCTTCTCGCTCATATATCCTCTCCATCCATCGTCAGGCCCAGCCCATCCAGGCCTTCTGGTTCAGCGGTTGCCCACTTCGGCAGGCTCAGCACTCCCGCCCAGTACGCCGGCCACTCCCCGCGCTCCTGGCACTCCTTCACGCGGTCGAGCAACGGCAGGTAGATCGACCGGCCCAGCTCCAGGTGGTCCGGCGTGACGGTGTAGAGCGCGGCGGCGAAGGGGGCTCGGTTCTCGACGGCGAGGATCGTGTAGGGGAGCCGAACGCCGGTCATGGCCTCGTAGCCGTCAACGTAGTAAGCCGCCTGGCAATGGTAGCCCAGTGACGCGGCCGAGCGCCCGAAGCCGAGCGGCGAGGCATCCCGGCAGGTCTTGAGGTCGATGATCCCGTAGCCCCGGCTCATGTGGTCGATTCGGCCTTTGCCAGGCAGGCCGTTCTTGTGGGTCCACTGGATCGTGACCTCGTTGTCGAGGTTGGATAGGAGCTTGCCGGCTACCTTGCGCGCGACCGCCGCGATCTGCTTCGCGTGTTCGAAGGCGTCCACGAGGATGATCGTCTTGTTGGCGTTCTCCTCCTCGAAGGCTCGCCATGCGTTGCTGTTGCGCTTCTCACCCCAGACCGCGACGTGCGTGTCCAACTTCTCGGGCTCGAACGTCGCGTAGTGCGTCACCACGCCGAGGATGATCGGGTCCGTCATCGGCTGGAACCCTTGCTCCTTCGTGAACTTGTAGTGCATGGGGCTGCGCTGCATCATCTTGAGCAGCGACCAGTTCTCGCCGGGCAGGGCGTCGTACTCGGCGCGGGTCAGGATGCCGGGGGCGGTGGCGTAGGTGGTCATCGAGCCAGCATCCTGACCGCGCTGCGTGTCTCATCCATGGATTCCAACTCAGCCACCGCAGCCAAGAGGACATCGACGGCCAGCAGCGCATCATCCCAGCCCTTGTCGATCCACTCCATGGCTTGGCGTTGAAGCGTGGACTCTGTCACGACGGCGCTTCCTTTCGGTAGGTATTCAGCACGGGCATCCCGGATTTCACCGATCACATGCTGCTCAACATCCTGGCGCAGCATGGTGACATGGAGATGGTGCATTTGCTCCTGACTGATCGGCCCAGAGAGACCCTTCAGGACATTCTCGAAGGCAGACACACTCATTTCCGCGAACTCGAGCGATGTCATCGCACCAACTCCCCCGCCAGCCTTCGTATGGTCTCGGCGCAGAACACCAGCACCGCCGGGTCGATCTCGCGGTACTCGCCCGTCGACCTATCCATGCTGGCATAGCGGGTATCGTAGGCCAGCCGCTCCATCTCGTGGAGGATCTCCTCGGCGGGACGCTTGCGGGGTTGCGGTGGCGGCTGACGACAGGCCAAGCACAGTCCGCACTCGCCATCCAGGCAGGCGAACGGCGGCTCATGCTCCGGCGGGTTGCGTTGCAGCACCAGCCTCTCGGCCATCTCGGCTAGGCAGGTCACCTTTGGCATCGTGTGGATGCAGCCGACCGTATGGCAGATGCCGCAGGTCTCGCTATGTGCGGCCGGGGGATTCTTCCATCTCGTGCCGATCATGTGGTCTCCTTGAGTGCGGCGCGGGCCGCGTAGAGGTGAGCCGGGGTCAGGTTCCCGTCGAGAATCGTGTCGCCGTCGCGAGCCAGCTCGACATCGGCCAGCAGGTCACGCAGCGCCTCCACCAGCTCCGCCCGCGCGTCCTGCTGGATCTTCTCGATGTCCTCCGAGAACGCGATACCGTCCAGCTCGCGCGCCCACTCCGCCGCCGTCTTCATCGGTCGTCCGGGTGGCGCGGGTAGAACGAGTCGCGGTCGTCGCGCGGCTCGCCGTAGTGCTCGGAGTATTCCTCCTCCCGAGGACCGTCGATGTAGCGGGCGACCTCGGCACGCGGGAACCTGGCCGCGTCCTCGGCCCGGGCCAGCGTCTCATCGCGCTCAATGGCCGCCTGCGCGCGGGTGACGAAAACCCCACAACCTAGGTCGACCATGCACCGCTCCGTCATCTCGTGTCCCTCGCTTTCTGCCCAGCATCCTGCGACAGGTCGGGCGGGTTGTCAAGTGGCTTGCACAAGATAATTCGCACCCGGTTGACAAGCGCGCCCGAAGCGGCCACTATCCACTACATGAAAGAACCCACCGCCGCAGACATCCGCGCCGAACTGGCCCGCCGCGAACTCACTCAGGACTGGCTGGCCGACAAGATCGGAGTCCACCCCTCCAGGCTTTCCCGCGTTCTCCATGGTGACCGGCTCGCCGCCTACGTGCTCCGCAAGGCCTGGCGAGCGCTAGAGGCCAACCATGGATAGCAGACCCTGCGGCTGTCCCGAATCCCTCGACCTGCGCCGCCAGATCGCCGAATCCGCCGCGAAGGGCCTGACCTGCTCGGCCTGCGGGCTTGGCTGCGGCCAGGTCTACTCCGGCAAGTGCGCCGAGTGCTGGGCGGGTGAGGCGGAGAGGCTGAGGGCGGCGCTGGAGAAGTGCGCTGACATGAACGACTGGGGTGCGAGCTTCGAGGCCCGGGCCGCGCTGGGCATAGAGGGCAACGATGCCGCGAGCGATGCGTAAGTACGACAAGGACGCGATCTGGAAGGATCGCATCGCCAAGCTCGAAGCGGAGCGGGATACCCTGAAGGCCGAGGCATCGGTGCAGGCATTCAACGCTTTGGCGGAAGAGAACACCAGGCTGCGCGAGCTGGCGGGGGAGCTGCTGGAGAAGACCGACCACACGGCGCCGGACTTCAACGACCTCCTCGCCCGCGCCAAAGCCCTCGGAATCGGAGGCGGGAAATGAAGACGCCAGCGGAGTGGGGCCGGGTTTATCTCGACATCAAGGCAGATCCGAGCCGGATGAGCATCATGGAGTTCATCGCCGCCATCCAGGCCGACGCCCTCGAAGCGGCGGCGAAGGTCGTGGACGACTGGAACGGCAATGGCGAGGAGAACCCAAACCGCAAGCCAGCCACGGGGCACATGATCCGCGCACTCATCCCCAAGCCGGAGGGCGAGCGATGAAGAAGTATCATCAGCCCTGGTGCGAGCTACCGAAGGACCACGAGCACGGCTGTCAGAACGTGACGGCCACAGAATACCGCGCCCGCATTGCCGACCTCGAAGCCAAGCTCAAGGCCGCCTGGCAGAGCGCGGCCGAGGCGCAACGTCGAAGTGACTACGATCATCGCGTGCTGGGGTTGCTTGAGGGTGATCCGGATAGCCTGTTACCCCTCGTGCCGTGCCCAGCCCCGGAGGAGAAATGAACGTCCCGTGCTACTCGCTCCTGATGGCGTTCACGACCATGCCGGGGCCGCAGCGGTCGGTCATCCGTCTGGCTGGGTCGACTGCGCCCATCCTCACCCAGCCAAAGCCCGAGAAGCCTACACCGGAGGCTGAGAATGACGAAGGCTGATGCGTTTCAGCACTGGTGGGACTGGGAATCGGAGAAGGCTACCGAGGACTGCGCCACGCCATATGACGAGGCCAAGGCGCACTTCCTCGCCGGCCAGCGTTCCGGCTTCTCGCTGGCCACGGAAGCGGCGGCGAAGGCTCTGCCGAAGATCGAACACAGCGCCGTCAGCATGTATCACAACCAGGCATGCCACGAGGCCGATGCTGAGCGCATCCGCGCCCTCCGCTACGAGGACGTGAAGGGAGAGAAAGATGTTCCGAACGCCGATGATTGATGCGATTGCCGAGAACATGAAGATTCAGAGCGCGGACGAGACCATCCGCCGCATGGCCGAGACTATCGAGGCCCTCCGCGCCGAGCGGGATGCCATCCGCAAGCGCACGGCCGAGCTGGAGGCTAATTATGAGGACCTGTTGTGCGAGGGGCACAACGTCATCGTGGAGCGTGACGCCGCCCTGGCCCGCGTGGGGGAGCTGGAGAAGGCGCTAGAGAAGATGCCGTGTATGCAGTTCAAGGCCGAGAAGGAGTTCTGGTGCAAGCACGATGGGTCTGCCCATTCGGTCTACTGCCCAGTGACGCTCGCCCGCCAGGCCCTCCGCACCCACACCCCGACCGAAGCGAGGGGAGAATGAAGACTGAGGACGAGATCCATCGCGAACTGCGCCGCAAGCTGGAGGAGAAGCTTGATGCCGCCGAGAAGAGCTCGGCCGGAATGTGCTCATCGTGCAGCGGTGACAAGCTGTGCCAGTGCCAGCATTGGCGACCGCCCGGAATCAATCATCGCGGCGAAAAATGCGAGTGGTGCAAGGATGGCGCGTGCCCGTCGTGCCAGGGCTGTGGCGGATCGGCGGACTGGGTAGCGCGTGCAACTTAGACCCTACCAGACTCTCGCTCTCGACCAGCTCCGGGCCAAGGTCCGGGCCGGGGCGCGGCGCGTGCTGCTGGTGGCGCCGACCGGGGCGGGCAAGACCGTCATCCTGGCGTCGCTCATCCAGTCAGCGCAAGCCAAGTGGACGCGGAGCCTGATCATCGCCCACCGCCGAGAACTCATCGAGCAGACGCACGACCGGTTTGCGCGCGAGGGCATCGGCGCCGGCATCATCATGGCCGGGCATCGGCCGACGGATGCCCTGACCCAGGTGGGGAGCATTCAGACACTCGCGCGCCGTCGCCCACCGGACGCGCGCATCCTAGTGATAGATGAGGCCCACCATGCCAAGGCGAAGCAGTACGAGAAGCTACTTGATGCGTATCCAGGTGCTATCGTGGTCGGGCTTACCGCCTCGCCGTGGCGCTTGGATGGTCGCGGACTCGGCGACATCTTCCAGGATTCGGTTGTCGCCGCCACCCCCGCCCAGCTCATCTCGCAAGGCTACCTCTGCGGCTACACGGGGTTCGCGTTCCAAGCCCCAGACCTGACTGGAGTCCGGACCATCGCCGGGGACTGGGACGAGCGGGGGCTGAGTCTGGCGTACCAGAAGTCAACGATTTACGCGGACATCATTGAGAAATGGAGCAAACATGCCAAGGGCAGGCAAACGATCGTCTTCGCCAGTTCGATTGAGAACTCCATGGATATCGTTGCTCGATTTCGAGGTGCCGGAGTCCGCGCGGAGCATCTTGATTTTCGGACTCCCAGGAATGACCGTGCTCGGGCGCTTGAACAGGTGCGGTCCGGAGAAACCAGGGTCTTGTCGAATGTCGGTCTCCTGGGCGAGGGAATTGACATCGCCAGTCTCGCCGTCGCCATCCTCGCCCGCCCCACCAAGTCCCTCACCGTCTACCTCCAGCAAGTCGGCCGGGTCATGCGCCCGAAAGCGGACGGGGCCAAGGCGCTGATTCTGGATCACGCCGGCAACGTCGAGCGGCACGGTTTGCCCGAATCCGAGCGCGACTACAGCCTGACCACGACCAAGCCCCGCGAGGTGGTGCCGGCGCTGAGGACGTGCAAGAGCTGCTTCTGCATTTGGGAAGGGGCCGGCGCATGTCCGGAGTGCGGATTCGCTCAGCCGGCGACCGTGGCGAGGAGCGGGCCGGAGGTGTCGCTGGCTCACCAAGAGGTGCCGCTGGCCCAGGTGCGCCGGTCGAGGGATGCGCTGGTGGTCCAACTCGCTGGCGAGGCCAGGGCGCGCGGTCGTGCTCCGGGATGGGTGGTCCGAGAGCTCAAGTCGCGCATGCCCGGCGCGAGCTTCCCCGCTGGCTGGTGGCGTGCGAATGTGGCGGGCGAAAAGGGAAACTGGAGGTGGGCGTGACGAGATGGTGTAAGCATGGATTCCAGATCGAGATGTGCGCGCACTGCATGGGTCCGCCGCCAGGGCTGGACAGTGGCGCGGCGCTGGTCGCCAAGGGTCTGGCACCGCTCAGCCCGGCCGGCAAGCTTCAGGTGATCATGGAGTTGATGGGCGGCCCACCCACTCGTTGCGTCTGCGAGGTTTGCGGCGACGAGCATTGGATTGAGCATCCGGCGCTGATCTCGAAAGAGGATGGGCTCAATCTGCTGGACAAGCCATGACCGAGTCCTTGCTGGTCCGTCAGATTCTCCTGCGCTTCGGCTCCCACCCCCAGCTCAGGCTCTGGCGCAGTCAGCCGCTCGTCGCCCGCACGCGCGATGGCCGGGTGGTCAGGGCGCTGCCGGTGGGATGGCCGGATATCACGGGCGTGCTCGCGCCCAGCGGTCGGTTACTGGGCATCGAGGTCAAGACCGACAAGGGCCGCGTCAGCCCAGCGCAAGCGGCCATCCATGAGACCTGGCAGAAGTTCGGTGCCGTCTTGGTCGTGGCGCGCGACGTGGAGGACGTGACGCACGCGCTACGTCTAGCCGGATGCTACGTCTAGCCACCACCTGATATTTTTCCCCCACTGTCGCCCTTGCGTGCTAGGGTGGCAGTCCCTATGGCGCGCGACCGCCTCCAGATACTGACTGTGAGCTGCCGCTAGAGCTCCACGCCCTGATCCGGGTCGCGCCGGGTCAGGGCGGTTTTGTTTTTGAGGGTGGATATGCGAAGGCTGCTCGACGACCCGAAGATCTTCTCCTACGTGATCCTGGTTCTCTACATGCTCAACTCGAGCCGCTGGCTCTACGCGCGCAACTATGGCCAGGCGCTCTACTGGTTCGCCGCGTTCCTAATCACGTTCTCGGTCATGTTCCTGATGGAGGCGCACTGATGGCTGACCAATGCGGTGAGAAGTTCGGCCCCGAGAAGTGGTTCTACTTCTGCGAACTCGCCAAGGGCCACGACGGCCCGCATGACCGCAAGGCACGGCCTGCGCCCCCGCTCGCCTATGACGCCGCACGAGCCCGCATCGAAGCCGAGCGGGACCAGGATGAGTTCTGGAGAGCGTGTATGGCCGCGTGCCTGGCCAACGACGACGGCGCCGAGACCGCCGCAGAGCTGGCCGACGCCGCCCTGGCCGAGGCGGTTCGTAGGGGGCGGGTGTGAAGCCCCGGCGCGTGCAGCACCCACACCACCAGACCGGTCGCTGCCACTGCGGAGCGGTGGGTCAACTCTGGGGCGGGCGGTGCGACGGATGCCTTGAGCGCCACGAGAACCAACGAGCCCGCGAACTACCACCCGGCGAGGAGCGCAAGCCGCTAGCGTGGGCGAGTTGGGAGACGAGGCCGATCACCGCTGCCGAGGCCAGCCACAGGGTCCGCGCTTGGGGTCCAGGCAATGCTGGGAATGCCGACGTGGATTCCTACATCCGATCGCGCCTATCGCTGCACGACAGCACGGTTGCCGGCCATAAACTGACCAAGGATCGCGACTGGCATGAGACCGAGCATCTACGCTCACGCAAGAAGCCTGACGCTCCGCTTGGGCGCAAGCCATGACCCCCGACCAGGAGCCGCCGCCTATCGAGGAGGAGTATGCGGCCGAGGTGGTGCCGATCCGGGACGGGCGTGTCCTGTGTGAGGGCGTGCCGGATGCCAGCGTCTCGAGCATCCGCACCCTACTGCGGGACCATCGGCGCGTGCTACTTGGGTCCGACGAACCGATCCGGTTCAACACGATGCGCGAGTCACTCGAGCACGGCGCGCGCGTTTTCGATGGCCGGGACGCCATGGTCGAGACCATCCGGGTAGCGGCTGAGGACCGGGTCTGCGTCCTGGTTCAAAAGAAGGACAAGACATTCCGCGCCAAGCTCAAGCTACCGATCATGGACACACAGCGCCAGGTGTTGAAGCTGGCCAAGGAGAACTCCTACAGCCCAGTGGTTGAGTATCTCGAGGCGCTCCAGGCCTGCGAGCCAGGCGCAATCCACATGGTCGCCACCGAGGCGCTAGGGCTGTCCCGCGAGATCCAGCTCCAGGTCTTCCGGATGTGGCTGATCTCGTGCGTGGCGCGGGCGCTCAAGCCAGGCTGCCAGGTCGACACCGTCCTGGTCCTGGTCTGCCCAGAGGGTGGCGAGGCTAAGTCTAGCTTCTTCCGGGCGCTGGTGCGGGACGACTACTGGTTCAGCGATACCCACCTGGACATCGTAGGTTTCGGCCGCAAGGATGCCTACCAGCAGCTCCATGGCACATGGATCTACGAGATCCAGGAGCTTGAGGGCGTCCACACGAAAGAGGAACGCGCCAAGTACAAGAGCTTCCTGCCAAGCCGCTTCGACAAGTTCCGGGCGGCCTACGCGGCCGAAACCAAGAACCATGCTAGGTGTAACGCCTTCGGGGCCAGCTCCAACTCCGAGGACTTCATGACCGGCATCGACACGGCCTTTGACCGGCGCTTCTGGCCGTTTCGAATCACCTGCGAGATCGACCTGGCGATGGTTCGCAGCCTCCGAGACCAACTCTGGGCAGAGGCACGCGATGCCTTCCTGGCCGGTGAGCCATGGCACTTCTCCAAGCGTGACCCGAGGCAGGACCAGATCCGCGAGATGCAGTCAGAGTTCGTCAACGACTCCGACCCCTGGGAGCAACCCTTGTCGGGGTGGATCGAGACGGCATCCGACCCCAAAACCGTACCCGATGCGCTGACCTTTTTAGGTGTTCCCACCTCGGACCAAAACAAGCCGAACCAGATGCGCGTTGCGGAGCTGCTCAAAAAACTGGGGCTGAAAAAGGGCGCCAAACGCCGTCATTTAGGCAAAGTCATCACCCCTTGGAGCAAAGGTGGGAACGAATGGGCATAGAAAATTCAATGGCTTGCGACGATGTTCCTACCGTTACCACCTTACTCTATTGGATTACACAACACACACACAGTAGAGAATTAATACGTGGAGTCGCAGGTGGAGGTGGTGACGTGGGAACACCCATGGAGGAAGACCGATGAAGAAATCGCCGCCAGCTTTCCAGGTTCAGCAGATGCTTTTGGCCATTACGGCCTTTGCCGGCGCCGGGCCGAAGCAGTGACCTATACCACCCCCTACTGCCCGTCCTGCCTCGAGACCGGCATGCTCTGCCAGTCCTGCCTGACGCGCATCGCCCAAGCCAAGGCCGCTGCCTGGACGCCAGCTAAGCCAGGGCTCACCGGCAGGTTTCTCAAGCTGCCATCCGACGACTCGGTCCCGGCCCGCGTCAAGGTCGGTGGCGTCGAGCTCTCAGAGCACGGCCCTGGCTGGTCCTGGTCCACGCGCCACGGCGGCTGGCTCTACCTCGAGTGTGAGCAGCCCAACGCCCTGGTCAGGGTCAAGCTGACCACCGGGCGCGTCATCGAGTTTGGGGACGACCTATGAGAGGCCACCGACAAACTCCCCAGCAGACATGCGATGCCTGCGAACGCGATGCCCAGTTAACGCGCTTCCGTGGCCGCTGGCTGTGCGGCAGGTGCTTGCTTGGGGCCTGAGCCCTCAGATGGCGGCGAAAACTTGCCAGAGGGGCGTATAGGCGCTAGGATATGCCTGGACGCAGGCACTTTATGCCCCAACACGCCACAAAAACGAGCTGGGGACCAGGTCAGTCTGGCAATCCCACTGGAATGAGCAGCGAGCTTCGCCGCCTGGTTGATGCCGCGCGCCTTGAGGCAGCCAAGGGCGCCGTCCGAGACGTGCGCCGGCTGAGGAAGATTGCCAAGAGCCCCGGCGAGAACGATGCCGTGGCGGTCAGCGCAACGCGGGCCACGCTTGAGGTAGCTGGTGCGACCAAGCAGGTTGAGCGGGACGAGCAAGACGGCCTCACAGCCGCGCAACTCATGGAGGGCATCATCGCGATCCTGCGCCTGAAGATGCCGGCGGCCGTCGATGTCCTTGACGCTGAATTCTCGGAGGTGCCACGTGCGTTACCCGATTCTGATCCTGCTGCTTAGCGCCTGCGGAGCTGTGCCCGATGTCCGCGCTCTGCCGCAGGTCCAAGTCACGGAGCCTGTCGTAGATGCCGGCTGGGACGGAGGTGACGACCTTGACGCCGGCTTGGCTCCGGAAGTAGATGCGGGGCCTGGGCCGTGCGCCGGGTTCGACTGCCGACCTCCGGGCGGCTTCGGCGCTGACTGCCCGAGCGATTGCGTCGACGGGGGCGTCTGCGACCTGAGCGACGGCGGCCCGTACGGTGACGAGCCAGCGCCGTTCTGCCCTGGCGCTAGCCGAGCAGACGACCAGTGGGCCGAGGACCTCGCCGACGGTGGCGCTTACGTCGCGTGCGTCGTCGGCTGTAGTGCTGCCGCGTTCGCCGCCTGGGAGACCTGCTGCAACTAGACCCGCGCATCGGGCAGGTCTACCGCAAGGCCAAGGCCGGCCCGGCGAGCGTGCTGGAGTTCGCCGAGATCGTCCGGTTCGAGCCCGATCCATGGGAGGACTGGCAACGCGACTTCCTACTCTGCGACGACGACCAGATCGCGCTGGCCTGTCATCGTGGCGCTGGCAAGTCGGCGGTCACGAGCGTCAAGGCGCTGTTCAAGATCGTCTCGCGGCCCGGGTTCTCGGTCCTAGCCGTCTCGCGCGCGGACGATGCCGCGATGCAGCTCACGGACTACGTGCATCGGCGCTACCGGATGCTCCCGGAGCCGCCGAAGACGGTCAAGAGCACTGACCACAAGCTCGCGCT